AGCTTAGCAGGAAATAAATCAGAATTAGGAAGTTTATTTTTTAGAACATTTACTGATGGTGCAGAATTATTTAAAAAAGCATCTGATGATATGTTTAAAAGAGTAGATGATTTATTAGGTGAAGGTACTCGAACTCCTGCACTATCTATATTTGAAAAAGTAGGGGCTTCAAATAGCTTATCGGCTACAGTTGCTGAGATAAATGAAAACATAGCAAGAGGCATAGGAGGTGGCACAGATAATATTAATTATGGTATTTTTCAAAAATTAAGTAGAGATTTAGATGATGTAACTAAAAATTTTGGAGGTAGATTTTCTTATGTGGATTTAGCAGCTAAAAGAGCTAGTCTTGCATCACATAAACAATTACTTATTGCAAAAGAAGCATTTAACGCAATTGCGCCAGTAGACAAAACTTTAAAAGTAATGGATGACATGTTATCACCAGAAGCTTTGAGAACTTTTGGTTTAGAACCAAAAGCTGCAGACGCATTAGCAGAAGCAAGAAAATTTTACAAAGATGGTAAAGATGTTTTTGAAAGAGGCACAGTAACTGCCTTATTAAATAAGGGTGCAAAAGAAACTGCAGATTTAGGTTCAATATTTCAAAATATTACAAAGGGTAATAAGATAGATTTACTTACAAGAGTTTTAGATGATATAGAAGCTCTTCCAAGAGTAACAAGAAACAATAAAGATATTTATGGCCCAGCTGTCACTGCAAAACAAGTTGCAGATTTAAAAAATTCTTTGAGAGGTCATTTTCTAAGTAATATGTTAGCAGATGCTTTTGAAGAAAATGTTCAATTTGGTGGATTTTACAAAGTAGATAAATTTATGAGAGCATTAGACAATAATGCAGAAACTTTAAAAAAATTGTATCCAGATGTTGCAGATAGAATAAAACTTGAAGAACTACAAACCACATTAGGTTTTGCACAAGGTAAAATATCGGATATCAGTGGTATACCAGGTGGTGTGCTTATTCAATTAAAACAAGCTGGAGCTGCAGGACAATTACTTCAATTTGGTGGTGGATTGTTTGCAGGAGGATTAGCTATAACCGGTAATATAGCACCTGCTTTAGGAGTTATCATAGCACCAAAATATATTGGTAAAGCGATGTTAGATCCTAAATTTCAAAATCTTGCATTTAAATCTAGTGTTCAAGCTGTGATAGAAAAAGAAAATACTCCTAGAAAAATGCAATCTGTTTATAATCAAATGCTTGGTCGATTAGTGACACTTGGTGTGATACCAGAAGCGGAAGCTGCAGAAGTTAGAAACGGAATACAAGAATACTTAAATGAAGCAGATCAACAAATGATTAATTCAAGAGTACCATTGCCTAATGTTCCACAAAGCAATTTCCCAGTCATAAATCAAGGTGGTGCTGCAACACCTACTGGTTCTAATCCTGAATTAGCGCAAGCTCTCAATTTATTTAACAAAGGGGGAATTGCAAATGCCACGAAAGTCAACAAATAAAGATTCATTAGCTCATCAAAGAATTGATGACCATGAAAAACTTTGCTTAATTATGCAAAGAGAAACTAACAAAAAAATTAAAGATCTACATGAAGATATTCATAGATTAGAAAAAATAATGATATCAAGCTCAGCTTTTATAATAACAACTTTAATAGGAATTGTTGTTGCTCTTATTTTAAAATTAAACTAAAAGACCTTGTGCGTCTTATTAGAGAAAATAACTCATTTAGAATAACAGACTTAAAAAGAGAGTCTAAATACAACTATCAAAAGTATACAAGGGACAACGACCTCGGCTCACGGCACTATAATGTGGGTAACAAAAAATTACCAAGTGTTACAACCATTTTATCAGCTACACAATCAGATGATAAGAAAGCAGGGTTAGATGCATGGCGAGAAAGAGTGGGATACCAAGAAGCAGCCAGAATCACGTCTCAGGCGGCTCTGAGAGGCACGGAGATGCATTATGTACTAGAAAACTACATAGATGGTCGTGGATACCTTAACCTATCTCCTGAGGGCTCTCAGCCACGTTTAATGGCACATGAGATAATACAGAATTTAGATAAATTAAAAGTAGTTTATGGAAATGAAGTAAGTCTAGCTTATGAAGATTTATGGGCTGGTGCAACTGACGTGGTAGGTCTTTATGATGAGCAACCGACAATTGTAGACTTTAAACAAAGTAATAAAATTAAAAGAGAAGAATATGTTGAAGATTATTTTTATCAGATAGCTGCATATTCATTAGCACATAAAAAACAATATGGTCCTATTACACAAGGCCTTATATGTGTTTGTACTAAAGATATAATTTATCAAGAGTTTAAAATGAATGAAGAAAAATTAAAAGAATATGAAAATAAATGGATGGAAAGAGTAACTAAATACCATCAAACTAAAGCCACTTCTGAACCTGCTCCCCAAGAGTCTTAGCAGATAATTCTATTTTATTTTCTAAAGAATTTAGAACCATTTCATCAATAGTATCTCTTGCTACAATATCTATAATTGTGACTTGACCAGTTTGACCATGCCTATGAGCACGATCTTCGCTTTGCCAACGGACTTCCAAAT